TCGGCACTTTCGGTTGGGCAGCAGTTCCAATCGCAATCAAGCAGGCGGTTCTGATGCTCGCACAGCGTCAGTTCAAGCGCTATGACTCACCTTTGGGTGTGGCTGGTGTTGGGGATCTAGGAATTATGCGTGTAAGTCGTATTGACCCAGACGTTCAGGCGCTAGTATCTCCGTTCCGTAGAGTTAGATTTGCCTAATGGCTTCAATTTCCCAAATACGCGAGGGTATTGCTACTAACCTACTTACAATCAGCGGTTTACGGACTACCGAAACTGTCCCAGATAATCCACAACCACCGGTAGCTATTATCCAGCCGACCTCGATTGAGTATGACCGCGCTTTTCGTAACGGACTCGACCAATACAGTTTTACTGTGACTGCCATTGTTGGGCGAGCTTCCGAGCGTACCGCACAGAGGTTACTAGACCTTTACTGCGCGAGTACTGGTGCTTCATCAGTCAAAGTTGCGATAGAATCAAACAGGACTCTCTCTGGTGTTATTCAAGATCTTAGAGTAGTCGCTATGAGAAACTACGGAACAATTTCGTTGGGGGATCAGATTTACCTCGCAGCGGAGTTCGACCTAACCGTGTATACACAATAAACCAAGAAGGAAAAGAAAAAATGGCAAAATACGTAGTGACAGGAACCAACGTCACACTAAACTCATCTGACATTTCTAGCGCTTGTGCTTCAGCAACTCTAGAGATTACCTCAGCCGACGTTGATGTGACTGACTTCGGTTCTGCTGGCTGGACCAAAGTAATTGGTGGGCTAAAGTCGGGAACTGTTTCCCTAGACTTCCACAGCGATTACGGCGTAGGCGGTATCAGCACAATCCTCAACCCACTCATCGGAACAATCGCAACAGTAACAATCAGACCAAACGGAACTGTCACTTCATCGACTAACCCAATTTGGACTGCTACTGTTTTGGTGAACTCCGTAAGCCCAATCAGCGGTGCTGTGGGCGATCTAGCAACATTCTCAGTATCATACCCAACTAGCGGTCCAGTAACAAGCTCTACCGCAGCATAAGGATAGAAAAATGAAAATTACCCTACAAATTACATTTCTAGACGGAACTGTTCACGACGTATTAGTGTCAGCTGCCGATATGGTTGCTTTCGAGGATAAGTTCAACATCTCAATCGCAAAACTAGACGAGGCACGTATCAGTTGGTTGCTGTTCTTAGCTTGGCACTCCGAGAAAAGACGCAAAGAAACCGACAAGACATACGAAGAATGGATCGATCTAGTAGAAACTGTTGGAGCAGGCGAAGACCCAAAAGCATCAAAGGCTTAGGAGATAGGTCTGCTCACTGGTACATCGCTTCATTAGCGGTTGAATCAGGAATAGCGCCTAGTGTATTACTGGAGCAATCAGACCGAATGCTTTGGACAATGCACCGCTGGCTAATTGCTAAAACTACACAGAAATAGACTCTCCTAAAAAGAGGGTCTATTTTTGCTTGCGCTACAATTATTGAATGCAGCAGAAATCCATTACGTCAGTACGCGTAGAAGGTTTAGAAACTACTCTTAAAATACTTCAGCTAGTAGAGCCTGAGTCAATCAAACACATACGCGCAGACATACGCTCTATCGTTACTACATCGGGTGCGATTAGTAGAATACGCTCACGAACTCCCGCAATAGCACCATTGAGCGGTATGGCTAATAACGGACCTACAAAGTGGGCTGGGGTAAAAAGTATTAACGTTTCGGTGTTACCTAAAGTTATGTCTTTCGGGTTGAGTCGTAATCCCCTAGTAAAAATCGCAGTTACTGGTGGCACTAATTCATTGGGTTTTGATTATGCCGAGCTTGCTGGTATTAGACGTAAACCACCACGCGCTAGATCTAAAATACGTGGCGGAACTTTGCGTGGTACAGCAAAGGGTGACGGATCTATGGCACTAAACGGACAGGGTGATAACTTTATACGAGTACTAGAAGATCGTAACGGTAAAACTCCCGGTAGATTTGCTTTCCGTGCGGTGTTTGAAACTCGAGGCAAGATTATGGCTGGTATTCAACAGACACTAGACAGGTACGCAGAGAAAGTTAACAGAAAGCTTAAGTAAATGGCAATTAACATTAGATTTGGTACCACGTATGACGGCAAGGGTCTAAACATTGCCAAACGAGAACTAGCAAACCTTTCCACTTCCGTCAATTCCCTCGGTCGCAATTTCGTAGTAGCTGGTGCAGCGTTCGCAGCTATTGGCGTAGGACTGGCTTCTACCGTAAAAGTAGCCTCAGATTTACAAGAGTCTGTAAACGCTGTAAATGTTGCGTTTGGTAGCTCTGCTGCTGGGATATTGAAATTTGGCGAAACCGCTGCTACTAGCCTCGGTGTATCACAAGTAGCCTTCAATAATGCTTCGGTACGTTTCTCGGCTTTTGCTAACAGAATAGTTGGTGAAGGTGGAAATGTGGCGGGTTTTATAGCAGACGTTTCTACGCGCGCCAGCGACTTTGCTTCGGTATTCAACATAGACGTAGCAGAAGCTCTGGGAGTATTCCAGTCTGGTCTAGCGGGTGAGGCAGAGCCACTTAAGCGTTTTGGTGTAAACCTGCTTGACAACGAGGTTAAGGCTTACGCTGCTGCGAATAGTATCGGTGAGGTCGGTCGTCAGCTAACAGAAACTGAAAAAGTTCAAGCACGTTATGGACTGCTTATGCAAGAAACCGCAAAAACATCAGGGGACTTTGCTAATACTTCGGGTGGATTAGCTAACGGTCTGCGTATTCTTCAAGCGCAGGTTACAGACACACAGGCAGAAATTGGTACGCAACTTCTACCGGTATTAGCGGGTATTCTGCCGATCGTTCGCGATTTAGTAGCGGAGTTCGGTGACAAGTTAGTAGTAGCCGTAAAAGCTGTGGATTGGCAAGGTCTACTCACGACAGTAATGAACCTTGTCACCGCGTTTGTGGAAAACATTGAGGTTATCACGCAAACGGCTGTCGTATTATTTACTCTAAATACCGTACTAAAAACTGCGACAGTAATGATGAACTTCGCCATAGTTGCGGGTCAGTTCTACGCTTTGGTACAAGGTCAAATCGCTGCTGGCGTTACTCTTGCCACTATCGCTACTAATCTGTTCTCTGCTGCAATAAGACTTATCCCATTTGTCGCTGTTTTGGGTGGTCTTGCCTATTTGGTGGTAGCAATGGTCCAAGTCGGCGATCAGGCAAATAAAGGCAAGCCATATGTAGATGCGTACGGCGGGGTTATTCGCAAGTCTGGTGACGACGCTCTCTGGGCAGCTGGCAAATACGGAATTGCTACTGACGCTGTAAATAATTACAACGCTGCAGTTTCTGGTCAAAAGATAACCACCTCAGCTGCCTATGATGCTTTTGAAGTTAGAAGAGCCAGACTGATGGCAGAACAGAGCAGAGCGATATTTACACCACCACCGCCAGTTATGCCAGACTTTTCTAGTTTGCTAGGTGGGGGTGGTTCTTCCGGTGCAGCTAGCATAAACGAATCACTAAATCAGCTGATTGCCGCACAGCAGCAAGCTGCGAATCAAGAGTCGGGAATACTAGACAAGCGACTATCTGCCTTCGAGTCCTTCAGCGACTCCGTGAAAAGCGTTTTTGGTCAAATCAAAAACTCAATTATGTCTAGCTTTGACTTACCGAAATTAGGTAACTCCGTAAATTCAATTACGCGTAACATAGCCAAGCTATTAGACAAGACTAAAGGATTTGCCAACAGCATCACGCAACTTGCTGGCTTAGGACTAAACTCCGCACTACTTCAGCAGGTTATTCAAGCAGGACCCATGGCTGGAAGCCAGTTAGCGTCTGCGATCGTCGGTGGCGGTAGCGCGTTTATTGGTCAGCTGAACGCAGCCTACGGAGAATTTGGCAATCTAGCTTCAGGAATAGCTTCGAGCGGAACTAAGTCTGCCTTCGGTAGTCAGCAAGTAGTCAATAACTACAACATCGAAGTAAGTGGCGGTGTTGGTTCAGGTCCGTCGATTGGTAAAGCTATCGTAGACGCTATTAAGTCCTATGAGCGTACTTCTGGCGCTGTGTGGCAGGGTGCGTAATGCCAGTCCCAGCCATAAAGGTAGAGATTGGTCTAAACCTAAATCAGTCTGATGAAATCGGGTTCAAGCTCGATGACGCGGTGCGGGGATTACTAGACAACACGATATACACACTTAGCGGGGAAAGATTTTACGAAATAACCAATCGTCTAATAGACGCTCAAACTAACAGAGGTAAATCGCAAGCGCTTGATCGTATTGACGCTGGAAATGCGGGTATCAACTTAGATAATTTTGACAGGCTATTCGACCCACTTTACGAAGCTGGTTTTTACTACGGGCAACTTGTTCCGAAAAGGAAAATACGAATAAGCTGTAACGACTACCCTGTGATGTTTGGTTACATTGACGACTTAGATATTGCGTACTTACCACCTAATCGTTCCGTAGTCCAAATAAAACTTTCTGACGCATTTAGTCAGTTATCCGATAACGACCTACCAGAAGTATCGCCAGATCTGGAACTAGCTGGCGCGCGCGTAGAACGTATTCTAGATTTACCTACTGTTGCTTGGCCAGTTGCTGAACGACAGATTGACGCAGGTAACACCCTACTCAGCGACGCCACAATCTCCGAAGGCACGGGCGCGCTTAACTATTTTCAACAGTTAGCAATTAGCGAAGCTGGTG